CATTCTTAAAGAAGCACCTATAGGGGAAAAGATGATGAGCATGTCTAAGGACATCCATCCCGAAGTAGAAGATTTTGTTGGCAAACTAACTAACGCTAACTCTAAACTAGTCGGCCCTAACGAATTTAAATTGATCTCCGAAATTATGTCGGACCATATGAAAAGACGAGCACCTATTACTAATGACTTCATCAACTTCTGGAAAGATGCTGCTGAAGAATACATCAAAGATACCGGAGAGGTAGATATACCTTGGGTAACCTTTGATAACAAAACACTCTACCAGAGGTATCGGCCCGTGGTCGAAGAACGGATAGAGTTTACTGACCCAGTAACTGGTCGTAAGGTCTACAATGTCTATAAAGATAGCGTGACTGACGGTAAGTTTAAAGGGAAGTCAAGCATCAATGATGCGAGAACAGGTTACGGTGTAAACGGTAACCACTCAAACGATGCTGCAATAGTTCGGAAGTTCCATTTGTGGGGCAAGAAGAACGATGTAAGTACTGCAACCATCCACGATGCTTTCTTCGTAAATGTAGGAGAAGCAGCGGGGGCTAAGAATGCTCTAAGACACCTATACGCTGATGCGGTAGAGTCCGAAACTATTCTTAAGACACTCAACGCTATGCGTAAGGAGGGTCTCTCTGATGAAGCCTATCAACGGCTACTTAAGAAGGCTGTAGAAGATGGATTGATAGTTAAGGATGGCCTAACGGCTGAAGATATCCTTGCGCCGATTCCAGTCGGCGAGAGTTGGTATGGAATTGGTCCATAAGTCTGTGACTAAAATAAATTAAGTGGTCTGTGACCCGAGGAGAAATAAAATGAGCGATGAAACTATAACCAATAATGAGGTAGCAATGGAAAACAATACAGAAGTAACCCAAGATACATCTGAGTCTAACGATCTTTCATCTCCAGAAGCGAAAGCTATGATGGAGAGTATGGTTGCTGAGCAACTTGCGTCTATGAAAGAGAATATGAATAAGATGTCTAAGCAACGCGATGAAGCTATGAGGAAGGCAGTTGAGCTTGAAGAGGGCGTTAAGGCAGCAAAGCTTGAGAAGCTTGAAGCTGAAGGTAAGACCTCAGAGGCACTTCAGATGAAGCTAGATGAAGCTATTGCTCGTGTTGATGCACTCAGCAAAGTAAACACTACTCTTACTCGTGATCATTCTGTTGATAAGATCCTTGGTGATCTTCAGTTCCGTAACGGTACTGCTAAAGACATGGCAAAGTCACAAATTGTCAATGAGCTTAAGCAAGACTCGGAAGGAGCTTGGATTCATGCTACTGGCGCTGGTCTAGGTGAATTTGTTCAAGCCTTCGCTAAAGACGAAGAAAACGCTTTTCTATTTAAACCGAAGCAGTCATCAGGTGCTGCAGCTATGCAACAAGTGGGCATGGCTGACGGTTCTTCTTCACAAGGTAAGTCTAATAAGCCCATCACTGAGATGTCCTTTGAAGACTACTTGAAGAACAACCAAGACCCTGTAAACGAAATCGGATTCTAAACTAATACTAATAATCTTTTAAGGAGATTACACAATGGCACTTTCAGATTTTACTTCCGGTGTATCCGGTTCAGAGATGAAGTTCAAGGTTCAGCGATACGTTAACGACTACTCGCATGAGATGTACACTAACGCACGTAAGCTGTCTGGCACAGCAATCGTAGGCGCTGACGCCGAAATTAGCACTACCATCGAAGACTACATTGGTCAAGCTCGTTGGTACAAGCCCTTAATGGCGAACATCAACGTTCCTAGCGTGAACGATGCGACTGACGGTAGCTATACCGAAGTTGACACAGCGTTCTACAAGTACGCTAAGACTGTTCGTACACATGGCGCAAAAGAAGTTAACGTTCAACGCGTTATTTCACAAGAAGACGGTCTTGCTAAGATCGCACGTGACTTTGGTGAGACCAAGGCACAAGACGAGCACAACTCTGTTCTGGAGACCCTGAACGGTGTTGCAGCTTATGAAGTAGGACGTGGTGGCGGTATCGTTGCATTCAACACTGACTGTGATGACCCCTCAACTGGTTTCTACGTAGACGTAAACGCTCTTGGTGAGTTCGGTGCAGCTGCTACTGGCCCATCTGATGAGCGACGTTTAATCGACCAAAGCAAGGTCGGTGCAATGCGCGGTGAGCGTCTGTTCAAAGCTATGGGAATGGCTTGGAAGGACTATGAAGCTCCCTACTACTACATGATCACTAGCCCAGAGACTCTGGCTGATCTTCGTGGTGCTAACCTAGTAGACGACACTACTATCACCGAAGGAAACCTAGTGTTCAACACTATCTTCCAAGGTAAGTTCCGTCTGCTGCTTAGCCGTGCTACTGGTAGCGACCAGTCATCAAGCATCAACGTAAACGACCAGTCTGCTAAGACTACGTTTATCTGCAAGCCTTCTGCTATGACTCAGAAAGCTTTGGCAGTTCCTATGCCTGTTGAAATGGACCGTGCAGCTGCCCGTCACGGCGGTTCCGGTACTACTGATATTTGGTATCGTTGGGGCTACGTAAACCACCCTATGGGTTACTCTTGGGATGGTTCTGAGGTTCAGTTCGTTCAAACTTCCGGTGTCGGTGGTTTTGATCAAGCTGCTTCTTGGGAGCGTAGCGAAGCTGGTTACCTGAACTTGGGCATCCTTCCTATTCTGCACGCTTAATAGCAGGGAGGTGGGTCATGGCTATACAAATAAATGTAAATAGCTATGTCACCTTGGATGAAGCTAACGCATACTTTATAGACCGTTCGGATAGCGATAAGTGGCACTTCCTTAATAACAACGACAAGGAAGAGTACTTAACAACCGCTACTCGTTATCTGGACGATGCTGTAACTTATGCTGGTGTCGCCGTGTCTACCTCTCAGCCTCTTGCTTGGCCTAGGGCAGGTTCTTTCTTTGATTCTCGTTACGGGAGTGAAGTCTCCTTTGAGGATCCAGACAGGCCTGACAGGTTACAGAAGGCCACATTTGAGATGGCGATGCACTTGATCGAAAACCCCGGTGTCCTTAACTCGGTCACCACCGTAGATGATGTTTCAGTCGGTTCTATTAAACTAAAAAGCATAAGAGGTGCCGCTAGACTACCTCACCTTGTCCGAAAGGCCTTGGGTGATCTGGCTAACTTCGGGTCCACCGCACCGTGGAGGGCTTGGTAATGTCTTTAAGAGCTTTAGTAGAAAACGCTGTAGATTTAGCTTGGGATGTAACTGGTGACTTGAAAACAGAGATGTATTTCAAAGCTGCCAGTGAATCTACTTATGATCCTGCTACGTCAAAGTTAGTAGAGAAGATAGAGACAACCCCTAAGTTCTTCGGGTTTCTTGAAAAGCTTTCGGATAACTATTTAACAAGCTCAGGTGTCGCCCCAGCGGTTGACAGTTGCGCTATTATGGTTAAGAAGAAAGACATACCTAAAAACTACTTTAAGTTTGACTCGATAGTTGTTCATAATGTAGAGCACAAAGTTATCAACTACACAGACGACGGTTACATTATCCGTTTCATAGTATCTACACGATCTAGATAGGAGGAAGTATGGCTAAGTATGTAGAAATACTATCTTCCATCGATTCGGTTTTTGCCAGTAATGATTGGCAAGGTTTAAGCATACCCGCTTACCCTGCTAACCTATGGCCTGCTACTGTCCCCGATGAGTTTGTTATTTATGAGATAATACCCTCAGGACAACCAGTGGCAGAATACTCAGATCCTAACTACAAGGGTGGAATTATTATAATCCAACTCTACGTCAAGGCTAACTCAGGACCCGCAAGAGTCTACGAGGTAGCAGACGAGTTAGCGACTCTGTTTCAAAGAGACCTTATCAAAGATACGCAGTTATACGATGGAACTTTAGCGATAAAGGGTATCGACAAAGATGACACAAGTTTATTCAGGGCTGACTACAGCCTACAATTCAATTCGTTTTAATTCTTCAGGAGAATAAAATGCCAAATATTACTTCAATCGGCGCAGGCATGTATACCAGCCTCGCTTACATCAAGCTTCCCGTTGTGGAAGGTAATGCATCAGACCCAACTGTCGATGTAGGTAAAGGAGACACTCCAGCTGAGTGGACTGCTTACTTCGAGACCATTGGTACGCCATGGGTTGTTGGTGATGACGCTAGGGCCTTTGGCCGTATCCGTGAGTTCCCTAACCTAGGTGTTCCCGCAAACGTTGTAAACGTTCCTCAGTATGGCCAAGCTGTATCTTCACAGATCACTGGCCAATCTGATGCTCCTTCAATGGACTTCACTTTCAACTATGTTCCAGAAGAGCATGGGGAAATTGCAACTATGCGTGAGTCGGGCGATACTTACTTGTTCCGTGTTCGCCTAGCTAACGCTAAGCAAGTAGTAGACGCCAAAGATGGTGTTAACCTTCCATTGATAGATGATGATGGAGATATCCGTGAGTTCTCAGACTTCTACTTCTTCGGTTCAGTAGCTTCTTTCGAGGTTGTTCCTAACCTCACCGACTCTAACCAGTTGAACGTTACTCTGACTGTTGATGGTGGAATGTCAGGTCCACACTCTTATGATGCTGCTGGTACCAACTACACGTAAGCATTACTAATGAAGGGGTCTCCTCCGGGAGGCCCTATTCTTTATCTAACCTATACAGGTGAAACTATGTCAGAAGAAATTAACGCACCTTTCGATCAACCTTATGTGATGAAGGTAACTGTAAATAA